CCTCTGCTATTCTTGCAGTTTATTCATTTGATCACACGTTTGTTAGGATGTGCATATCTATAATAAAGAAGAAGTTAACCATACTCCTTCAGAATAACGGTTTACGTTACTCTCTTTCCTACATGAAAACATGTAGGACGATTATGTATAGATATGCTAGTGAATCCCTTGTCTTTAAGCAAGGTCTTGTACGTTGTACAAAAGATGGAATACCATCCTTCTTAGGGGATGCTATTCCTATAATAAGGTCAAAAGACCAAAGATCCATACAGGCTATATTAAGCATCCTAACATTAGGAAGGCTCTATACAGGTGTAGGAGATTTGATCTTAGATCCTATTATTTCTGATTCCAACATCAATGATAATATCACAGATGCTGAAATCCAGGACTTTGTACAAAATAACGATCTTCTTATCGATGAAGTCTCACAACCCGAATTCTTCATTAGGTCAAGTACTGGACCATCCGGTCCTGCTATGACATCTATTATTCAGGAGGCTAAGAATCTACCCGATGCCCTATACAAGGACATCGTTAGAATCCTGCCACCCAATATGATAGAGGTACTTGATCAATGTAGGACACAAGAGTGTTATGCTATTCCTAGTTTTCAACAAGATACTGGTAATCATTCTATACGAAAGATTACCGTTGTTGAAGATAAGGAATTCAAAAACAGAGTCATCGCGATATTTGATTATTGGTCACAACTTTGTCTCAAACCTCTTCATATTAAACTAATGTCTAAATTGAAGGGAATGAGCCAAGATTGTACCTATAACCAAACAGGCGGTGTAAAAGCTTTCCTAGAAAAAAATAAGGAGAACTTTTACTCTCTTGACTTAGAAGGTGCCACCGATAGAATGCCTGCAGCTTTACAGCTGAGACTACTATCGATGATGCTATCTAGTGAAGAAGACTCAACAAGATACTTTAGGATCCTTAATGATTACCCCTTTGATACTAAACTTGGAAAAGTAAAGTACAAAGTAGGTCAACCAATGGGAGCCTACAGTTCTTGGGCTCTTATGTCCCTAACTCATCACTTAATGGTATGGACTGCTATGAGGAGATCTAAATCCCTTTATAGTCAGTATATGCTACTAGGTGATGATTTAGTAATTTGTGGTCATGACTTTGCAGCCTCTTATAAAGCAATTGTTCACGACCTTGGCATGAATATATCCTTTTTCAAATCATTGGAAAGTAAAACTTCCTTTGAATTTGCAAAAAGATTTTATGTCAAGGGGCAAGAATGATCACCACTTCCCATTGGTCAATTAAAACATGCAATGACTCAATATTGAGACATTGTAGGGTTTATGAAAC